TCAACTTAAAATAATCTTTTGTATTTTTTTGAATATGTTTGTATTGTCTGGATTATTAGTATTTAACTGCATTTTATTACCAGCACCTGAAGACATCGCCATACCATTATTATTATTTCCACCACCCACAGGAGTTTCAATTAAATAGACTGTATTTCCATCAACTACATTATCCTCGACTAAATTATCTCTATTCATTCGTAGTGGTGCAATGAGTGAGTCACCCTCCTTACCCTTTTTATTTTTCATATTATCAGCAAATTTACCCATCGCTGCTTCAAGTTTTTGACCATCACCTTGGAATTGAGATGCTATTTCTTCAATTTTTGTTGTTCCTTCTATAGTTCCTTCCTCTTGATCCTTCTTCCTCTTAGATTTTGTTCCAAACATATTACTGATGAAACCCTCTAATCTCTGTTTTAATGAAACATCATTATCTTGCTCTTCTTTTTCCTCTTTAATTTCTTCATTCTTTTGATCAATAGTTGCTCCCTTAGATTGTTTACTTTGTGCTTCAATTTGTTGTATTTCTACATCATTTTCCATTCCCTCTATATTATTTTCATCTGCTTCAACCTCTTTCTGCTTTGTTTCCTTCACAGGTTGGAAATCTTTAACACTATTAGTGTTTTCTAAATCAGAAACATCTGTTGAATTTTTTTCTTCAGTGGGTCGCTCTTGCTCAACACTATTTTCAGATATTATTTCACCCTCATCAAAACTTCTTAGTCCTACATTTGCTGGATCTGAAGCCAATTTAGCAGTATTAAACAATTCCCTGTTCAAACGATTAATACCACCCTCCATCTTTTCAATATTTTCCTGTGCTTCTACTCTTTGTTGCCCAAAGTCTAGATTAAACATCTGACCTTTTAAATTTCCTATTCCAATACCAAAGTTTGTTATGAAATCCTGTATACCACTTACAAATCCAGTTAATATATTGACTGCTTTACTTATTCTTTTTATCAGAGATTGTATGCCTTTTAATATTTTTGGCAATTGAGTTACAAACCAACCTATTAATACTATACCAAAGAAATCTATAATTCTACCCAAAAATCCTTTTGTGCTTCTTGATGATACTGTCCCCTGTCTAGCAGCAACACCTTGAACACTCGCTGCTTCCAATTCATCTTCTCTTGCCTTTCTATTTACATTCTCTCTTCTTCTTCTAAAAAATTCATTATCCTTACCTATTAACGATCTTTTAAAATTATTTCTTTCATTTGTTTGTTGAACGATTTGTCCTGATGTAGTGTTTGCTTTGGTCAATCCATCGTTAAACTTAACAACAGAATCACGAATAGTATTAATACTAATTGAAGATTTTAAAAGTGAGTTTATTCTTCTTCTTATAGACATACTACACCTCCGCTAAATTGAACATTGAACCAGCGAGAGCAGGAAAATTATTATTAACATCAGATGAACTTATAGTTGGTAAAGAGTCACTTGAACCTCCAGTTGCAGCACCACTTCCAGTATTACCAGCACCATCACCCTGTCCACCATTGAATGGAACGGTTATAACATTTGTATTTTTATCTTTCTTTAATGAATTTGTATCTAAATTATTTTTGTTTGGAACTATATTATCACTCTCAATCACAGATTGATATAAGTTAGTGCCTTCTACATTAACATTTGTATCACCCTCACCTTCACCTTCTCTAGGTTTGTTTGCACCAGTTATGGTATCAGTGATATCTCCAGCAGTCATACCAGTGAAACCAGCTAATAAACTCAATCCAATAACACCAACTATACTTGATCCAAGTTCTGGAAATAAAGTTAGTCCTCCAAAGAAAGTTACCAAACTTGCAATCGTATTAGATCCTGCACCTGCGATTGCTTGAGTCTGAGTTTGATCAGGAAGACCATCACCGTCTTTATCCTTTCTCCTATCCTGATAGTCTAGTCCAAATCCAGCAATTTCAGCAATCGTATTTAAAACAGGTACTTTTCCTAAAAACTTAAACGTGCTTTTTGCACCTGGTATTTTAGATACTGTTTTTGCAATAAAACTATTCGGACCAATAAATTTTTTCGCTAAAGGACCGATTAAGGGTAAGTTTGCTCCAAATTGAAATATCCTTTTTAATATATTTGGTCCTTTAACTTTTTTACCAACATTCTTCAAACCATTAATAATGGTATCTCTAACTTTCCCCATATTTTTTGCGAGAAAATTAAAGACTGCTTTAAATGGTGTTACTAATAATCCACCTAATGCAATACGTAATGCTGTGGCTCCCAAACCAGCAGTCATCGTTACTAACTTTCCAACACCGATGGTGACTGCACCACCGATTGCAATCATTAATCCTAGATTAAGTAAAAACTTATTTCTAAACTCTCTAAGTTTATCAAGATTACCCTCTGAACCTAATCTTAATAAAGTTAATGTATTTTCAACTAACCATCCACCTGCTAATATAAGTAAGAAATTTCCTAATCTACCTAAAATTCCTTGAGCAAAAGTCGCAACTCTACGAACTGGTGATAAAAGTGCATTTTGTACTTTTCTTTCTAAATCAGATTCTTTACCCTCTCTAAGTGCTTGCTCTGCAAGTATTCTTTCTCTCTTTTGTTTTGCTGCTTCTCTCTGTCTCTCTATTGTTTCACTTACTGCTAAATTATCTTTTATTACTGATAATGAATTATTCAATCCATTAACTTGAGCACTTACATTTGTTAATTGAGCAGAGACACTTGTTAGTGTGAGTGAATTTTGATTTAGTAAATTAGTAACTTGAGGGTCAGGTGGTGGAGGTGCAACAGCACGACCAGTAAAGACACTAGAAGAAACCGATCTTCTAATACCTCTGATACCTCCTGCTATTGGCGACGCTAAACCTTGTTCCTCATCCATTACGTTCTTGTTGTGCTTTTAAGTTTTCTTCTTCAATGTACTGTTGTAAAAGTGAGACATAAATTTCTCTTTCCCAAGGAATCATATTCTCAAGTTCAGTTAAGCTATATTTATGGTGCTGCATCATGGCAAAATTCAACTTGTAGTATGACACAAGATCCTCATGTGCCATACTTATCCGAAAAAACTCTGCAGACCCTCAATTTTTATATCACTCTCAACTTTAGTATTAGGATTAGTAACCTTAACTGTATGTGATAGTTTAGGCATTGTTTCAAAAAACTTTTCTACCATTTTAAATTGACTAGAATTTAAGGATTCAATAAAGTTGTTAAGTTCTTTCTTTGTACACTCTTCAGATGCCCATGATTCTTCCTCAGAATATACTTGATCTACGCAAGATGCAATTAAATCAAAAGTATCATCAACATTCATGTTCTCAACAGAACTGAAATTATTTTTGATGAATTCACTTAACGAAGGATACTTCATTCTCAGAGTATACGTATCATCTAACTTGATGTCACGTTCATGTGTTTCATCTCTTTGTATTTTTATACTATCGATGTTGATAGACATTGGAACCTGTGTTTTTCCATCATCAGGACAAGTCACCATAACTTCTATTTGTTCACCGACTGACTTTCCTCGAATATTTAAAAACAAATATTCAATGTCAAAGGTTGAAAGTCTTTCGACTTTTATTCCTTTTGATAAAATACATTTTGATAAAACATCTTTCACTGCTCTAGCAATTTGTTTTGAATCTTGAGATTCCATTGCTAGAATTAAAATCTTCTCTTCTTTTACTAAGAAAGGTCTGTACCTTATCTTTTTATTTGAAGAAGGAAGAATCAACTCATAAGTAGGAGTTGAAATGGTTGGTAAAGGCATAATATTCTAAGCACTTCAGTGTGATTATTTATAGTGCTTTTTAAACACCAATACCGAACGCTGCTGCATTGTTTCTTATGAAATTAGCTCTTGTATTAATAGAACCAGTTGATACTGTGCTTCCATCTGGTGTAAGAGTATATCCTACATCACGATTCAATAATGGTAATCCACTCATAACGTCATTCAAACCATTTTCACTATTTCTTTGAATGCCATCCTGTGTAGCACCAGCTCTTGTTTTATTATTACTGATACCTAACGCTCTTGCAAGTGATGATGACTCACCGCAAACATACCTATCATAACTAAATTGGCAAGATGCTTTTAAAACTGTAGAATTCTGATATGAAACTCTAGTAGAGTTTAATGATAATGGGAACAGTCCTATAAATCTATATTCTAAAAATTGAAAATGATTCGCTTCAAACTTTACTATCCTAGTATCATTTGATTTATACTCATCTGGATATCTCATTTTAAAGTGGTATGAATCATTTACAGGGTCAGCACTCGATCCTCCAGCAATAAACTCCATCCAATGCTCTAAAAACTTAAGAGATTTATATTCATTATCTACATAAAATTCTAAATTTATCTGCGTAAAATTACGAGTATGTGCAAATCTTTCAACAACTCCTTGATAATCTCCAGCAGTGTTCAATGATGCTAATGCACTACCTGGTAAAACTGCATCACTACATAATAATCCAATATCATCTGCGATAAAACGATCATTTATACCTTTCTGTCTTAGAAAAGTCCTCACAGGACTTCTTGGTAGAACTAACTTCACTAAAAATCTAGATGACAAAGATACGTTTTGTAACTTTGGCATTATATCCGATATTCCTCTTGGTCTTGGTGCTGGCACTCTAAATACTTCTATAGTATAGTTATTTAGATGGCTTATAGGGGAAAATACTATCCATCCTTTCCTAGAAAGTACAAAG